GTACTAGTTTACCACGAGTACCGCGAAGACGTTCTGGGTCGTTCTTCAATGTAATACCGGTTATAGCAGATAGATAACCTTGTTCTGTTTCTTTACCTAACTCATCTTTTACTTTGAAACCTGAGACTCTCTCCATTCGGGTAGAAGTAAGTCGCTGCTTGCTCCAATCCGTATGTTTATCTATGAAGTCCATGATCTACCAAGCTTTCGTAAGAATTCCATCACCAACTAGGAATTTCTGTTCTGAAGCTACTGCAAAGTTTTTGGATCCTGGGATGAGCTCGTAATTTCTAACAAGCATCGAAGCACCTTTAAATGAGTATCCTCTTTGACGGCACTTCAACACTGCCATGTGTTTTCCTTGATTCTCTGCTTCTTCTATGGCATTAAAGTAATAATAATCACTGTCCCAGAACCTTGGGAAGCCGAATATACGTTCACGACGTTTACGTTTATTTCCGTATCTATCTGTATATTCAACTTCCTCAAGTTTCATTATAGGACAATAATTTAAGTAGAAATAATGGTAGCCCGTAATAGAATCTCCATCTTCTGCTACATATCCATTGAGACATCTATCAGTCTCTCTATCCCAGAATGTATTATAATCAGTTGTCCCTCTTGGGGCTAATGTATATACGCCGTGTTCCTAGAAGAACAGAGCTGACTGTCTGAACTTCGAACTATTACGAATTTTTTTTGTAAAATCTACCATTATTTATTGTATTTACTATACGCTATTTTCAAGTACTTTTATTCTATTTAACAACTCTTCGTTTTGAGCTTTTAATTTAACGATTTCTTTCGCTAACTGTATAACCGAAACTGCAGCTATTCTAGAATAATCCAAAGATAAATATTCGTCGGAATCATTTACTGTCTCTGGTAAAATTCCCTACCAATATTGAGCAGAAGTACCAACATAAACATTATTTTTAGAATCTCCTTTAAACGTATATTTAAAGCTTGGAGCTTTAGCTATTTGTTCTACTGTAAGATTTACGTCTTCCACTACATCTTTAAGACGCATATCAGATGAAACAGTTGCTCCATTTGCAGTATAATTAGTAACTACTGCTCCCTATTGAACCTTTACATTTGCCAATTGATCGGTAACATATACATCAACGCTATTATCAGCACCTCTCCAAGTGTCTACGTCCTATGAATATCTTACTGTAAGACCGTGATTTCCTAACCTAGATGAAAATTGTCTACGATGGGAATTGCCAGAACCTGTAAATTCACTTATTTCTACAACATTGTGATTATCCAAATTGTTGTCTCCATCGGATAAAACCCCGTAACAATATTCATTTCCTATTGCTATTTCTGGAGTATATACGCTAATAGAGCCATCGTTTTCGACTAATGTTCCGTACCTAATGTCTGCAGCCCCACTTCCACCTGGAGATGGAGAAATGGTAATACCTTTGTATCCAGCTTCTCCGGCAACTAACTTGTGAGACGCTCCTAAATCTTTTGTTTTTAAGCTATTGATAAAAGCTTCATTGGCAGTAAGATTAGTAATAAATGTATTACCTTCTAAAATAATATTCTCTGCACTAACTTTTGCAGTAGACGTATATGTATCAGTGTTTTCGTCATATGTCACACACGTACCCATATATGCTACAATGTCGTCGATCGCAGAAGTTATTCCGGCTTGCGCCAAATATTCAGTAGCAACAGCTGTCATGCCAGCTTTGACGTCCTATTTTATAGATTTTGTCCACGTACCTTGTTCATCTGGACCATTGTCACTTGTACTCCACGCTATAGATATGGTTCCGTTTTGTTCTTTTCTTTCCCATTGATAGTAAACATTTCCGTTTGGATCTTTCTAAACAGTTCCGTTTTCTATCTTAGGAATATAGCATGTATGCCTTGCCATAGTCTCGATAACAGCTCCCTTGGCATTAGCTACTTGTGTAGTGCTAGCTATATTTTGTACATCGCCGAATCCTTCGTACATTGCGCTAAGGAAATTCCAAGCTTGGTCAGCATTAGCACCTAATTGCAAATCAGCCAAAGATATTGTTTTTCTTACACGAGCTCTATGATATGCTATTCTTGAATCACTAAGCATTTTTGGATTAGTTGGAGTACCTCCTCCAGTCCAAACGAGTTCCCCGTTAGCGTCATGTGTCAATTCACGTTCTAAAATATAAGATGGGTTGTTATTTGGATGCGGCAGATCTCCGGTATCACCATTTCTCTGGAAGTATACCATTTCCCCCACCATGTCGTAGAGTGGATTATTATTCTCGTCAAGAGCGTTTACTTCTACCCAATCTCCAGCGCCATTATTTGCAGTAGCATCCCATACTCTATTTTTCTTATATCTAGGATTTGCAGGGATCGTTTCAGAGGTGTTTCCGTTAACATCAACGTAGAACAGCTTTATAGCTTTCCAAGGAATTGCTCTTCCTTCTTCATCTATATCATAAACCCACAATCCGTCTTTTGTTACATACTGGTAATCCTATCCATTCATCTCGTATATATCATACGAAGAAGAAAGATCAGTAACGGCCTTTGTTCCGTCTGAAAGTTGTTTAAGAAGATTAAGCGTAACGTTACTACCATTATCTACTCTAGCTACAAGTCTATTAGTAGCAGATAATTCCCCTTCTACGTCAGACACTCGCATATCTAATGATGAGATAGCAGATGTTATTTGACCATTTGCTAGATTCTCATTTACTTTTGAAGCTACTAAACTATTGAAAGCTTCATTATCTCCAATTCCAGCTATCATTTGAGCAATGGCTGTTTCAAGAGAAACAGGATTGCCATTTGAATCAAAGAACCCGCCTATATCCTATACTGTAAGACGTATAGAATCAAGAGACTATTGTATCTCTGAAAATTTACTTGTTAACGTAGTACCATTCTCATCGTGTAAAACAGTGAACAACGATACTGATTGTAGATAAGCATTTAATGAGTCTATCCAACCAGTTTGGTGCATAATAGTATTCCAGTTGCCATCGAGATCTGAAAGCAATCTTTCCCAAGCCTGATTTATAAGAAGTTCTGCCCAGGTATTCCACCAGTTATTCTCCTCATTAATATTATTCTTGATGTTGAGAATAATTTCATTCTTTAACTCTTCCAGATCTACTACGGCGTCGTTGCCGTCTACGCCGTCTTTTCCATCTTTACCGTCTTTACCGTCAGAACCGTCTCTACCGTTTTGTCCATCAGTACCATTTCTACCGTTTGTACCATCTCTGCCATCACGACCATCTCTTCCGTTTGCGCCGTCTTGTCCTTTCAAAGATGCAAGCCATTCTTCTACTGTCCCAGTAAAACCGTTTTCTACAGCAATTTCATATGCAGATTTTCCGTCTCGCCCATCTTTACCATCTTCACCTGGCTTTCCTCTGAGGTCATCTGGGAATTTATCCGGATCTACACTGATTATACCGTTGTCTACAATAATGCCGCCATCTTTCTCTACTTTTACTACACCATATTTAGTGTAGCTTGCATATACGCTAGAGTTTTCTGGGAGATCAGAGAAATCTACATTTAAGAATCCATCCTTGTCTACATTAAGACCTTTGCCGATCTTGATAATACCAAAACGTTCTTTAGTAGCTCTAAGTATCTCGGCAGAATCAAATAATTCTCTAATCAGTTTTAAAAGACCCTCTGTACCTTCTACATTAGAGAAATCTACACTAAGTACATCGTCGTCTTCTCCACCTATAGACAATCCGTTACCAACTCTTATAGCACCTCTTCTATCTCTTGCAGCTGCAGGAAGAACAAGATCTCCACTATCAAGCAAATCTTGTATAATCCGTTTAAGATCTTCAGTGCTCATGGGACTGTATTGTATCCCATGAGCAAAGATAGACTTATTTTTTCTGGAGAATATTATAGTTCTGTCTGCAATCTCTCTAGTTTCCCATTTTCTATGGTATGTATCAAAGTCGAGATTCTCTACAAAATAAAATATGGTTTTAATTCTTTCCATAATCAATTATATTTCTAATAGATTAATAGCTAGCGACTGTAAGAGTTCCTCCGCTATATATACCAGTAGAGAAGTGACCACTCATAGTAGTAAGAGATCTAGTTAGAGTACCTATATATAAGTCGTTGCTACCGCTAGAAAATCCTGCAATACGCGACGGTCCTCCTACGGGGATATCTGCATCTCCGCCACCAGAACCAGAATTTGTTTTATAACCAGTGAATGTACTACTAATAGGTATACTAGTAGTAACAGAGGCTCCTCTAAAGTAATATACATAATCGTAGCCTCCATATTCTCTCGCACGTGTAACTACTATAAAGTTATTAGGATTTGTATCAATTATCATTTGACCATAATTATCAAACGATACGGGAGCGTATGCTTCTACTGGCCAAGCACTAAGTACAGCAGGATATGTATAATCCCCAGACGTAGGATGGTGATAAGTATATGTATAAAAAACTCTCCAATAATTTAAATTATCTCCAGCAGGCCAAACATTCGATGCAGTTATGTCTCTATAGTCTGCTATATTTATATAATATCCAGATGTGTTTGAATTTGATGCGACAGTGGTTCCAGCATAATCCGTATAACATTTCCTTAAATTAGTATAATAAATTGTTTTAGTACTATCTTTTACTTCTTCTGTATTAATTGCATCTTGTGGAATAGTATTTTTTAATTTAAATAACGTTACGTGATTAGCAGGACCATTATTTCCGCCTTCGTTATTCCAGAATGCAAAATCAATAGTATACCAATCACCACTACTGTCTTTTACATGCAACTGCATACCGCTGCCATTCAAGTCAAAATACGCTCTAGTATCAACACCGTTTCTAAATGCAATTTGATTTGCTGTAGTCGTAATATTTATACCGTTCGGATCACCGGCTACGAATGATGTTGCCTATACAGCTCCAGTAAATGTAGCGCTTCCGCCAGAAATAAAGTCGCTAACCAACTGTGTAATAGTGGCGTTTTCTGCGATAAGTGCACCATGTATATTAATCTTATCTGATCCAATAGTAGTCTCAGACTGATTGCCATTTATCTTCTGTATAATATATGCAGATGTAAGATCATTCTTTAATACAAAGTCTTGCTGAGCACTAAGTGCTGAACTAACGTTCTGCATTATTGCAGCACTAACAGTGCCGTAAGTAGCTGTAGTACTTGTTGCTAGCAATCCATTTACTGCACTGTCCAAGTTGAGGTTAGTTATAAGTCCTGCTGTGAAAGCATCAAGTTTTGCTCCGACAGAAATATTAGCACTGTTTCCGGTAAGCTTTGTGGCGATTGCAGCAATATTGGTTTTGTTGGCATCGATGTCACTTTCCATCTGTGTGAAAATAGTAGTGCCGACAGAAGTTCCTGTAGCTGTATTGATAATACCTGTAATAGCGTTATCTACCATAGCTGTCATAGCAGATTTAGCCACAAGATTATTATTACCGTCTCTTTCTACCAAAGCGTTCACATCAGCAGCTGCCTAAGAGAGTACAGTCTGATTATCAGCGTAATCTCTAGCAGCAGCAAATAACTGGGCAACAGCTGTTTCTGATTGTGTATCTATATAAGATCTACATCCGGAAGACATCCATTTGAGCATCTATATCTCATCTGAACTAAGCTGCATGAATTTAGCCCATGTAGATTCCATTCCACTTTCGGTATAGTGATCGTTAAGCCACGCATATAAGCTTGAAGACAACAGATTATAGTTTACGTTACCACCTGTAGCTGTAGTACCCTCAAGAGTTGTAACTCTACCTTCAATAGACGAAAGTCTATCTCCCTATGAACTTACATTCTGACTAAGTGTATTCCAGCTTGTTCTAGTTACATCTCCATCCTTTGCCCAGATACCAAGAGTTTGTATATAAGCCTCTACATCACTTTGCCCAAAGTTAGATTGACTACCCGGTGTATTTTCAGGAAAGTTATTCTAGACCCAGTTAGCATCTGCCATTAACTGTTCTATTTTAAGTCTTATGGATGCATCAAGACCGTTTATAAGATCGTTGAGTCTTTGTTTTTCTTGATTTGCTACAGCGTTTGCATCATCAAGAGCGTCTTGTAAAAGACTAATAAGGTTACGAAGTTCTGTGTCGTCGTATTCTGGTACTGTACCTCCTACGCCAGGGTCACCTTTTTCTCCCTTTTCTCCTTTATCACCTTTATCTCCTTTAGCACCTTTTTCACCAGGATCTCCCTTATCTCCTTTATCACCTTTGTCGCCTTTAGCACCTTTATCTCCTTTAGCACCATCTCTACCATCTCTACCAATAACACCGTTTGTTACTTGGAATGTAGAAGTAGTACCATCTGTGTAAGTTATGGTATATGTGTCTATTCTAGGATTGGTGCCTTCGGAACTAGTGAGCTCTATAGAAACAACACCTCTACCGTTATCACCCTTAGGACCAACTTGAGTATCCCAGGGTACAGTAACATATGCTTTCTTTGTCTCTTCATCCAAACGGACAGCATAGTTTCTTTGATTCTCAGGATAACCTATCTTTATTGCTCCTAGTTTTGTAGAAGTAGCGGCAGGAAGTATATAGTCGGGATTCTATTTTATCAGCTTTTTTAAAGTCTCCAATAGATCCTCATCACTAGTGGTACCGTACTATACGCCACCTTTGTATATAGTTTTGTCGCTAGAAACAAAGACTATCGTATGTGGTGCTATCTCTTCTCTCTATAACATTCCCTGATAATCTTCAAACGACAGATCATCTATAAAATAAAATATTGTATTTATCATATTATAATATTTTTACCTAGGTATTTCGTATCTTCCAATTATACCACCACCTTTAACTCTACCTGCATCTACTTGTTCTGCCTTAGCTTGTTTCATTGCTATATCTAAAGACTTAACAATGTTACCTACGTCCTTTAATATACGCGTAACTTTAATGGCCGTATCAATGTCCATATTCCCTTGAGAATAGTCATTTAAAGCTGCTATAAGTCCTTCTGCTGCAGTTTGTGAAGCTGATAGTAGCCTAGTTCCAGGAGTCTCTTGAAACTCTAAGAACCGCTTTGCTAGAGCTTTCACTTCTTCAGTGGGTATATATTTCTCATCCCCAAATATATCTTTGGCTACAGTCGAAGCCCTCGTCTCTAGAGGATATGCTTCATATGGAGTATTCCATTTGTATAGCCATATTACATATTCTATCTCCTTCACAGCAGAAGACTTGTCTTTAGCATTGTTGTAATGCTCTCTGAATGGAGGTATAGCCAAGTCCTCTGTTGCGAGAGAAATTTTATCACCTTTAATATCAAACATACTATTTTATTATCTTAGAGAACATTTTGTACATTCTCTGTACTAGATACCCGATTAGATACGCGGCATCTTCGCTGTTCTCTGGGATATCGTAGTATGAACATATATGGGATTGAACGTGTTTAGCTTCGTGTATAGCAGTGTTCACAAATTGACTTACATCTGAAGAAGGACCTACACATATTATACTCATCTTATAATCAGAGTTACTAAACGTAAAACCAGTATTCTATTTAGTTAACACTTTTAAAGATCTACGTATATCTCTATATGAGCACCCCAACTATTTAAGGGCGTCCTCTACTTCAATAAAGTCTTCTCTATGTACACCGTAGTACACTAGAACGTTCCATCCTTTGTCTCCTAATTTTATGTATTGGGCTATCATATCTACGTACCTAACTTGTTCTCAAGCCTAGCAAGTATATCCTCTATACGATCCATACGTCCAGAGATGTTGTCTATTGCTTCATCCCTTTCTTGTTCTTTAGCGTATACTGGATTCAACTCTTTAAGTATCTTCTCACAAGCTGATATGTTAGATTTGTGTTGGTCTACATTAGCTAGAATACTTTTACTGTTCTCTAGCATCGTAGTAACCTCCTGAATCATACTATCTTTAGATTCACTAAGTACGTAATCACCATAAGAATGAATTACAGCTGTACTAGGTACACCCATAAATTCTTTTCTCTCATCGCCCAACTTAACCGTCACATCTACAATAGTTTGAAGGTTTGCTCCAAAGCTTACAGATGGGTTGTAGTTAGGATACATAGGGTGTGGAGCACTTATACGTTCCACATAGCCCGTCATAACTTTAGGTTCTTTGCTCTTATCTAATACGTAAAGAGCTGTACCTTGTCTTAATCCTGAAAACATATTATTACTTTTTATGTGCATTGTCAGGGGCCGTAGCCCCCGAGTGCACAATTAATTATACATATCTACCCATCCTATTTCTACGCATACGCATTCTACGATAATGATGGACTTTCTCTGTATCTCTGTCCTCATCTTCGTTGAAGTTACGCATTGCGTAACGACGCTTGAAACCGAGGTCAGTGCCTTCATCAGACCCTTCCTCTTTCTCGTCTTTAGGAGTTTCAAAACAATCATACAATGTATCTTCGAGCTCACATAAAATCATTTTCTTCTCATGACCTAACTCGTGAAGTTCGTCTACGAGATCAAGAGCTCTTTCTTGTGCGGCTTCGCGCATTTCAATAACTACCATAATTCAATAAAGTTAAAAGTTAGTATTAAGCTGGAATAGCGGTTGTCATTAACTGCATCAGGTTAGCACCTTTATCGTAATAGATAAGGTATACACCTGTGCCAGTTATCTGAGCAGCAGTAATAGCTGTACCTCCGATATTCGTCAGCGGTTGTGTAAAATCGTTGGATGAAAATAGTACTGGAAGTGTTCCGGTTGTACCTTCGGGAATAGGCTGATTTAAACGGAATAAAATAACACCTTTGTCATTCAACCATCTAAAAGCTCTATTCGGAAGATTCAGTACCACGTTGTCATCTGTTACAGTGACAGATGTACTTTCCAACATAGGAATTCCTCTTCTATTAGAGAAATTGAATGGATAATTAGTAGTACCAAACATAAGTACCTCCTTTCTCAATCAATTCCAGAAGCTATTAGAACCCCAACCGTAGAAGTTACCCACATAAGGAGTAGTGTTTACAGCTTGTACGTTAGGCCACTGAACAGGAATTGTATTAGGCTGTGAAGCTTTAATAGCAGCAAGTTCAGCGTTAATAGTATTGAACTTCTCGTTAATGAATGCAGTTTGAGCAGCATTATTAGCATTAGAACGCAACAGAGCATTATCAGCCGTCAAAGTATTGATCTTATCCTGCAGTTCTCTCTTCTCAAGATCACAGAATTTATCGTTGATCATAACACTCTGACTCTGTATAGCATCTACTATGTCACGAGTATTACGCTCTGCCTGTGTGGAGAGTGTATTAGTCTGCTGACATACAGCAAGCTGATCTGCTGCCTGAGCAGCTGCCATCTGTGACTGCAGTGTGTTAGTCTGGTTAGCAATAGCCAGTCTATTCTCGCAGCAGCACTGACAAATCTGACTTGCGATAGATGCATTACCACTCTGGATAGCGTTCTAGATCTGCAATCCGCTCATGCCCACCTGAGTACCAACAGAAGTAATAGCATTGTTCAATGTGAATATACCATTCTGCACAGTCTGAACCTCAGTATTCAGCATAGTAGCGATATCACGTATAGCGTTACCATTACCCTGAATAGCGTTCATAAGCAGCTCACGACCGGAGTCATTAGCAATCTGGTTAGAAAGGAAGCCGTTAGCTCCATTACCACCCCAGTTACCATTACCTCCCCAGCCCCAAATGAGCCACAGGAACAGAATCCATATCCAGTTGTTACCACCAAATCCACCATTATTGTTTAAAGCCATCAACAGATTTGGATCAATGCTATTACTTCCCATCTCAGGGAACATCATAATCTTAGAACTTTCCATAAGTTTAATTTAGTTTAATTAGTAAATAAAGTTAATTAGTAACCAGTTATACAGTTGGTCTGTTTGCCGCGAGGGATGGAATCGAACCATCTACAGGTGCCTCCTTCACTTGCCGCCACAACGCGTTTACAAGCACTTGTCTCCAGCTTTACCATTAAGCT